CTTTGAGCGTAAATTTAAAACATCTTCAGTGCGGCCTAAGGACCTTGATACAGTATCATAATAGGCTCGAGGCTCATCGCACTTTGTGTGTAGAGCTTCTTGCGGTAAAGGATTACAGAGTGCCTGAGAGACTCTAAAGCACGTTTTGGACGTGTACTGTATAGGAAGGGTGATAACGGCGTCGTCGTTACACCAGAAAATTTTAAAAAGCTGCGGCTTGGAATGCCGAGTTCTGCCTAATAGACAGTTTGGTTCCCTAGGCGTGCACACTAGTTTTGTGCAACTTTGGAAATGATTGGGCATCCACTTACCGTAAATCTCTCCGATTTACATTCAACCACTCCCGTTGCGCTCCTAACCCGTTCCCAACAATTCCAATAACTTCCATGACAATTACAATTTAACAATATAACAAATGCCATCCCGGTCAGTATAATAGCTTAGGGGATTAATTAAAAATGACGTCAATTGAGAAGAACGAAACTCCTGCAATTTCGCCATCACCAAGTGATGAGCGGTCCCTCCCAGAGGTTGAAGCACTACCCCGTGCGTTGGAGCTCAAGCTCAAAAAAGCTTGTAGTGAATACGCACTCCAGGATGCCATAGGAAAAGTGGCATCCGCAGTGGATCTTGATACTATAGATGTGTCTGCTGTTCATGATTATATGGACCTGACTGCTCAAAATCCACCTTCACTCGAGGAGGAACTACCATCCCTTGAATTAGCTGAAGAAATTCCTGAGGCCCTTCGTTCTAATCTAGACGACGACGACGATGACGATGAGGAGGTTGGCGAAATCATAGAGCATCCTATTGATGACTCTTCACAACCTCCCTCAGTCACTGTACCTCCAGTTGTTGATGAGAAACAAGAAGAAGTCTCCGTCTTCACGGTCGATTCCAGACTGCAGAAAATGCGCTGTATCGACACCAAGTCACAAAGTTCAACAACTTCTGTTAAGCCTCCTACCCAGAGTGGGATGGGGGCCAATATGGACTTAATGAACGATGAATTGACTAAGAAATTCGGTGCCCGAGCAGTTCAGAAAATCGGCAAGCACCTTGAGGGTCTTATTCTTCTAATCACTGGTCTCAGGTATGACGACAAGTTCGAAGCAATTGTGACTCGATGTTTGCTATTCCTCAATGGAATTTTGGATAGTGGCATCATCATGGGTGTTCAAGAAATTTTAATGGCCTATATTAAAAATATTGATTCACCCAAATTAGAGCAGGAAAAGCTCGAAGCCCAGGAGATTGCGGGAAAAAACACTCCTGAGGCCTCAGCCATTGAATTGTGGAAGGCGCTTAAGCAAGGAATTTTTACTAAGCATCTTTCATATGTAATGGGAACTGTTTTCGCGGTAGCGACGTGTAAACTTTCAAATGTTACTTTCAACCATCCTTTGTTTGATAACATGATTAAGCAGTCAGAGGCAACTTCATTTGACGCTTTTGATTTGGTGGATCATTTGTGCCAACTTTACAATTGGTGCTCCACCGTTGGACTAGCATGTTTTACTCAAGGTAGTCTTGATCCCTTGCGATTCAATTCCGACACTCTTGCTGTTTGCCATGAACGTTTCTATTTCTGGCAAAACCGATTTGTTGAACTCAAGCGAGAAACGAATCCTGATCCTGCTGAGAGAACACAAATGTATATTGAGATGGAAGAAGTCGTGAAGAATCTTCAGAGTTTTGTCAAGTACGATCGAGACAAATTCATGACTCCCATGTCGTCAACATTGTTGCGAGATGCGAGTGCATTGTACCAAGACATTCGTGACTACATATCTCAAGTTGATTTTGTTCGTGCTGCTTTTGGCCTTCACATTTGGGGAGTTCCAAAAGTTGGAAAATCCACTATCATGGGAGCCATTAGTGAACAAGTTTGCCTTTCGGGAGGTGAAATTTATGACCCGAAAAGAGTGGCCAACTTGAACTTAACAGCACCATTCCAGGATGAAATTTCCAATTCAACCCAAACAGTCCAGATGAATGAAACCATTCCTGTCAAGGAGCATTTGTCAAAGAACGCAGAAATAGCGTATACGACTGCACTGGCCATTAGTGATAATATTCCGTGGCATCCAAACAGATCAAATTTGGAGGACAAGGCTCGTATTATTTTGCGGATTTTATTGGCTATGTCAACTGGAAACACTGAGTGCCCATGGTTGAACATCGCGAAATCAATTGCTGCTTGGTTACGTAGATACATGCTCATCAAAATGGAAGTTCGGCCTGAATTCGCCGATTCCTATGGACGTCTAGATTCTGATAAATTAGACGGTTCCAATGATTACCACAAGTTTCATTTCTATGAAATGGTTATCCATGAGGATGGTTCTACATCACGTGACACTTTTGTCGTCAATGGTATGGAGTGTAAGGACATTAACACTGAAGAACTACTTGAAGCCATTCGAGTGGTTTCTCTTCGTCATTTTCGACAGCAAGAGGCTCTGGAAAAGAGCAGGAAAGAAAAAGGTCCTCCTGGATGTTTAGTATGCAGACGTTTGGCTCGCCATTGTATTTGCAAGCAAGGCATTCCAGAATCAACTGAACCAGAACACATTGATATTCGTGTTGTTTCAGAAGTAGTTGAAGCTCCCAAACCCGATGATGGTGATGATGATGAATTCGATGGCAGACCAGCCTCTCGAGAGAACCATTCTTATCGGAAAAAGTTTCAGCGTGGCAAACCTTGGCGTGGGCGGAAGAACCCCAAGAAGAACAAGCCTGAGGCTGGCTTAGCCACTATGGTAGTTAGTTCCACTGCTGGAATAGCTTGGGACTTAATGTCAGTTTGGTTGAATCCTTTTGTTAAATTCGGACATTTGTGGTCCATTGACAAGAGTACTGCGAATCTCATCCGCGAAGAGCTTATTGCTGAGTTGGAATGGATTCCCACAACTGTAGGTACTACCGGCCTTAGTTTGGTACCTAGTGCCTGGTGCCAGCGACGTGATGGATCACTCACTCTATTCGGTAAAGCTAAAGATTATTATGCCAGAGCTGTAGCAGCAGAGTATCAAATCTTTCTACCGCTTACGTACTTATTTAAGCGAGCATTTACCATTGGTTTTGTAGTGTTTTTCCTCACACTGCTACTCCAAAGCATCTTTATTTGGGCTGAAGGTCCAGAAGTGATGACATATCATCAGACTACTGTTACGAAGATTAATCGAACAGCGTGGCAATCTGCCCCTTTTTTCCCAGAGTACGTGGACGTTAAAATGTACGGGAAAATAGTAGCATCTGATGGTTACTGGGGCACCAGAGTTCAAGATTCTGATGTGGATTTAATCATGAGTTGGCAATATCTCATGTTTTTTGTGCCTTTGTCACTGATCGTCAATTTTTGCTTGCCTTTCATAGTTCTATTTAGTGGTAATTCGTCAATTCCTATCATTCTTAACCTGCACGATGAACTTGTGCGTGATATGAATTGGCTTGGATCAAACGCCCACCCTTATTACTTAACTCAAATGTTCCTTGGAAAACTCCATTATTGGGGTTATCTCACCCGCGAAGTTGAAATTCGCACTTTCAAGGTTACTACATTGAGTTGGTGGGAGGTTCCACTAGCATTGAGCTTTGCAGTGTTCGTTCTTGGATTTCTATCCATGTGGCACCGACGTGCCATTGGATGTCACCGCCGATATCAAGCCATCTGTGAAAGAATTAAGCCAGATGATAAGCTTCAGAGTGACTTATATGATAGAATGAAAAGAAATGCCCATGAATTTAACGCTTTTATACCTACTGCCATAGGCTTGGTTGGTCTATTGGCTACAGCGTTGAGTTTGTATAACACTATGCGGCATGACAACGAACCGCAGGCAGGAACCGTTGTTGAGAAAAAGAAATCATGGAACGATTGGTTTACTTTTAGTTCTTATGTGGCCCCATCCGCCCACACCTTGGCTGGTCGAACATCAGTTGAAAATGCTAACGCCATTCGGCGTAATCTAGTCATTATCAAAGCTACCATTGGCAAGACTCCTAGAGTTGTACGTGGTATGTACATGGAGTCAGGTATCTTGATGCTTCCCCGCCACTTCTTCAAAGAGGACATGTTTGGAGAACCCATGGTTGAATATGCCGATTGCACCCTGGAGTGCAATAACTATATTCATACAGCTCGTCTATGGTCTAAGTCAGCTGTTCGCATCGATGACAAAGATGCGCTATTGGTTCAAGTTCCTACCGGACCAAAAGTAAAGAATCAAGCGAAGGAATCGCTTCCATCCGCATCTGGAACTGGCCATTGGCGAGGAATCTTCATTAGGAAAAATGGTCCAACTGATTACTCCCATATTACCGTTAACGCTCAATATGAAGATAATATTGATAGCGGAGGTTTTTCAGTAGGACGTGGTGTGAAGTATTCCACTCTCGAGAACTTTTCAGGATTGTGCGGCAGTCCTGTTATAGCAGATCGCAAGGATGGAGCTATTCTTGGTTTCCACATTGCTGGATCTCCAGGTACCAACCCAGCAGAGCGCTTTGGATACGCCCAAGAGATTATGTACGAATCTTATCTCAAGGCTAAGGAACTCCTAAGCGCTAGCGCATCAGTCTTGAACGTCCCTGAGGCGTGCGAGCAGGACACTGAGCGGTATGGTCGTGGACGCGTTTGTCTACCCGGACCGTTACCAGCAGCTACTTTCTTCCAGGAGAAGAAAGTGCTACCTGGTGTAGAGATTTTAGGTCATGATCCGCAGCTTTCGACTGCTCGTTCACGAGGAGTTCAATCGCTGCTGAGCACGGCTATAGCTACACACTGTGGAGTACCAAACACATGGAAGGCAGTGGACTTGTCTAAACCATGGGTTGATCATAATCGAGCACTTGAGGCTAATATTCGCTCAGTGCTTGATCCTGATCCAGCCGCCATTCGATGGGCGGTCGACGATTACATCGAACCCCTTATTCCAGCTCTGCAGAAATTCAAAGCCGAGCGGGAATACATCCGAGTACTTAATGTAGATGAGTCATTAAATGGGATACCCAATGCGAATTATATGGGAGCTATCAACACGCTCTCATCCATGGGTATTCCATACAATCTACCTAAGTGGTTAGTTCTCCTGAAATTGGAGCCCTATCCAGATGGTCGCACCCGCTGGGGCCTCACTCCGGAATTGCTCGTGGAATACGAGCGCATGAAGCACGCCTTTCTTCATGGTCTCCAGTACGACGTCTGGGGTAAAACTTGCCTTAAAGATGAGATTGTAGCGGAGGACAAGGAAAAAGTCCGACTCTTTTTCATAACTCAGGCCATTTTCACCATTTTGGTGCGGCAGTACATGTTAAGCATTTGTGAATTTTTATCATGCAACTCAATTCTATCCGAGTGCATGGTTGGAATGAACTGTGCTGGGCCGGACTGGGCCGAACTGTGTAACCACATTTCTAGCATTGAACCATCTGATGAAATGGAAAGTGACTCAGATTACAAGGACTATGATTTGCGGCGATCACAAGCTGTCATGTGTGCAATGCTTAAGATTAATAGACGTTTGTGTGAGTCCATTGGTTACACGGAAGATGATCTAAAGATTCTCGACGGAATTTTTGATTGTTTGCGCAACCCAGTTCTCAACTGGAATGGCACACATCTTCGTATGTTCTTGTGGAGCTCAGGTAACTCTTTCACCGTGTATGGTAACAGTATGGAAAACTCACTGTACATGAGGATTAGTTTTTATCTCAATGGTTTGAGATTACTTGGGTCAAAGAAATTCCACGCACTTGGACCATACAGGAAGAACGAAGCATTAGCTTGTTATGGCGATGATAACAAGAACAAGAGTCGTCTTGAGGCTAGAGCAATCACATGTTTTTCAGCCAAGAAATGGTTCTTCGACAGTATTGGTATGGTCATTACCGATGCTCGCAAGTCTGCCACACCCCCTGAATTCGTTCATTCCTCTGAGATCGATTTCCTCAAAAGGAAGAGCGTTTTCCACGAGGCTCTTGGGACCACAGTGGGCGCATTGGACAAGCATTCAATTTACAAGATGGGTCACTCAGCGATGAAGAGTGCTCATGTTGAATTGGAAGATCTAGCTGTCCAATCGTATAACTCCATGATGTTTGAAGCTTTCCTTCACGGGGAAGAATTTCATGAAACATTGAGGAGTCAGCTCAAATTGGTTGCAGATGAAACTAAGATTTCATCCCCACAACTCGATGTCTCCTATCAGGATCGCGTTCTTGAATGGCATCGAAAATATAGCCGGACCTAGCCATGTCGTTAAACTGGCCCCCCGACCAGGCAAAGTCATTAAACTACCACGGTGTTCGTCCATGCCGGTCCACGGAAAAGCAACAGGACCAATTTGTGTATGGTTACCAGTACTATTATATTTATGCATGTTTTTACATTTAATTTTATCAGGCTTCACAATTTGTTTGCATATACCCACGCAAGTGGGGGTTGAATCGCCCCTTTCTTGTTTTCATAGCAGATTCTCAAAAACACCAACCACAAGTGCCGGAATGATCGGCGATGCCCAACTAGCATCACAAACATTATCTTTTGGTGACGCTGTTACCCCCTCGTTGGACACAAGAGGGATCCCGATGGACCACACCCGGGATACTGGCTTTCTTTCAGATGCCACATTGTCCGAGTTCTTTGAGAGACCAATTAAAATCAAGGAACTATCTTGGGGAGTTGAACAAACGCTGGACAGCAAGTTCGACCCCTGGGACTTATATTGGTCAAACGCTGAAGTTCTTGCGAGAATCAGTAACTATCATCTGCTTAAGTGTAACTTGCATGTAAAGTTCGTTTTGAACGGAAATGCTTTTTATTACGGGCGCTTAATTGCGTCATACTTGCCCTTTGATAGTGTAGATCAGTCGTATTTCAACAGAAATCCAGTGCGAGCGGATTTCACCGGCTTATCTCAGAAAATGCATGTTTACATGAATCCCACACTGTGTCAGGGTGGAGATTTGCAACTGCCATTTTTCTATGATTCCAATGCACTTCAAATACCGTACAAAGAGTGGACACAGATGGGACAAATCCGTGTCGGTGCAATAAATCCACTCAAGCACGCAAACGGAGGGACAGAACCAGTTTCCCTCTCCATTTTTGCCTGGGCCACGAATGTTTCGTATGCCATACCTACTAGAAATCGTCCTGAAGCTGGAGATGAGTATTCCTCAAATATCATCTCCAAACCAGCTTCAACGATAGCGCGTTATGCCGGTAGTTTGGCGACATTACCATGGATTGGCCCCTTTGCTCGTGCTACAGAGATTGGTGCAACTGCGGTTGCGTCGGTTTCGAAAATTTTCGGTTATGCTGCTCCCATTGATTTGGCCTCCTCCTTACTCGTTCCGCGGGCTAGGAACTCTTTGGCCACTACTGATGACAAGTATATGGGATTGAAGTTGACAGTCGACAGTAAACAGGAACTTACTCTAGACCCAGCTACAACCGGAATAAACACCCCTGATGAGCTAACCATTTGTGGAATAGCACAGAAGGAGTCCTACTTAACGACCTTTGATTGGGCCGTTAATGCTGCAGCTGAGCAATTACTATTCAACTCATATGTAGATCCTGGGATTCACCAAATTCACGGGCCTGCTAATGAGCATCACTTAACAGCAGCAGCTTTTGCAGTCTTACCCTTCAAGTACTGGCGAGGTACCATGAGATTTCGATTTCAAATAGTGGCTTCCGAGTATCATAAAGGTCGTATCCGTATCGTGTATGACCCCAACACCGGTGGCGCTACATCAGCCTACAACACGCATTACAATAAAGTTCATGACATTTCTGTGGCCAAAGACTTTTCATTTGATGTAGGTTGGGCTCAGAGTACCCCATACAAGCAGAGCTTTGGAATTAATAACACACCCCTCACGGATATGTTTGGGAGTGCCGCTCTGTTGTTGAAGAGACAAGACATAGGAAACGGTGTATTGTCAGTTTACGTTCTGAATAAACTTACTACGGCTTCTACTGTGGTTAGTGACATTCAAGTGAACGTATTTGTTTCTATGCTAGATGATTTCGAAGTAGCTGAACCTTCTGAACGACTATCGGACGTGAGATTTACACCCGTCCCTATTGAAGGTCGCAATCAACCAGAAGCGTTGGACAACGCTGATGAAGTTGAAAATCCTGTCACTGATCCTGCTCCAATTGGGTCAATGGCTGACACTGGTATAGTAGATAAGGATGTGACTAAGCTGTTCTTTGGCGAAGTCATTGCATCATTCCGCCAGCTTCTTAAGAGAAATTATTTTCATGAACGCATTTTGATTCCAGTCGTGGATTCACTTGCTATAGTTCAAGTTTCTCGAGGAGCTTTTCCTGGGTACGGCGGATATACTGACACACAACCCCCACCTGGTAGTCCCATTATAGATTTAAACAATGGTAGTTACTATTATTATGCACAGACAACTCTTCTTAATTATCTAAGTAAAGCGTACGTTGGCCGCCGAGGATCACTACGTTGGCTTTTGGATTTTTCAAGATGTCATGCATCTACCGTTGCATCAGGATACCTAGGTGGATCCACATCTGTAATTTTCGGTCGGGATGACGATTATTTCATTACTACAACAATTTATCCCCATGAGGCAGCAAACCTCCCAGGCGACTTTTTAGCCGCAAATCTTAACTTGCAAAGAGGGTTCACACCCCGTGGAGCTAGCATTACAAACAATGCTGTTAATCCGCTTAGTGCCGTGGAAATACCGTACTATGCTCCAAAACGATTCTCTCCTACTCGGAAAAATGAGACGTTTACAGCGAACAACCAAGAACCTGGATGGAAATTCCAGTTCACCACCTTCCCGGTGGAGGATCCAACTGATTCGTACGTGGACACGTACGTTTCTGCTGGTGAAGATTTTAATTTATTCTACTTCAACGGGTTACCAATCGTCTATTATCAATCAACGGCTCCGGATCCACTTCCGCCCCCTTGATTGAAATAGGCATGTAGGGTCAATGCTTAAGCTGCTCCCAGCTTAATGAAAAACTTAAACGACAGTACCCTAACCACATTGCGGGTTCAAAAGTGCACCTATGGTATTAAAGCACGAGAAATTGAATTTGGGAAATTCGACACATTATGGGGAACAACTCCTATAACAGGCTAGAGACAACCGCTTGGACACTCCCTGTTACTAAGGGGCTATTTCAAATGATGTGTATAAGAGACAGAGTGTGGAGTCACACTCTACGGCAGGCGCGACAGCGCACCGTCCGGCAATTCGACGAAGTATTGAGTACTATTTTTACTTCCGGCTTTGCCGGGAGATTTTTTATGACTCTACTTTACAAAGGTTGTCGGGAAATTTAGTACCACTCCGAACGTGACAGTCTAGACAATGACTTGGATTGC